CTGCCAATGCGTATGACTTACAAGTACGACTTCCACGAAGAACGCTTTGATATTAAAGCGCTAGTATTCTTCGATGTTCAAGTTGTATATCCTAACCAAGTTGGCGCTATTTTGAGTAATCAAACCTAAGTGATACAATAAGGTTAGTAAGTTAATAAAGGTCGGCTTATGTCGGCCTTTTTATTTTGTGAGGCATAACATGATCAACATTTATAAATCTGGCGGACCTTGGAAAAAAGGTGATAAAGAATACACTGTGAAAACTATTAACTATAATGACTCTGCTATTTACATTGCTAAAGGCTGGGTTTTAAGTCTTGATGATGTAAAAGCAAAAAGAAAAACAAAGGCTAAGGTGAACAAAGATGATAACAAAGAATGATATCGCTCTAGGTGCTTTCGAGGAGCTTAGGGTTAGCGGCTTAACTGTTACGCCATCACCTAGCGAGATTACATCAGCAATCAAGCGTCTAGATAGCATGATTCTTGGATGGCAAAACAAGGGGCTTTGCCTTAGTTATATAAGATCCAAAGAGTTTAGCAAAGTAGACCCAAACCAAGATAGCGGGCTAAATGATGTAAATGTTCACGCTGTAATACTCAACCTAGCAAAAACATTATGCCCATCATACGGCAAGGTGCTACACCCTGACACAAGATCCGATGCAAGGTCGTCATATCTTGGCTTGTTTAGCTCAGACTTAACCATGAGAGAATCAGACCCTTATCAACCTACCGGCAGCGGTCATTCGTTTGGCTATGGCTACAATGATAGATTTAGATTTCAGAATGCGGATAAAAACTCACCTGAGAATTGCGACACTAAAGATATCAAGGTTGGCGAAACTGATTTCTATCAAATCGACTTTAACCCTTACCTAAATGAAGTTGCAGGCGATACTATATCTTCTTTTGTTGTTGATGATGGTCAAGGCTTGTCAGTTATTAACAGTAGTGAAGATGATGGTGTTATTACTATTGAAGTGAAAGGTTTGACCGCTGGATTTGCACCGATAAAAATAACTGTAACAACATCTAGCGGAAGGGTTAACCCTGAAACAATTAACTTTAATGTAACGGATACTTAATGCTATAATGAATTTGTTCAAGTGTCGGGCTTGAGCAGTTGGACGCGTTCAACACTAAACAGAAAACCACCCGACAAAACCCGACCAATAATTAACCCCGACGAAAGATATAACGCTGTAACTTTTAAGGGGTTTTTTTATGGCAACTTCACTACCTCCAGTGATCCTACCTAGAAATAAATGGGTGGATATTTACGCTGAGACTGGCATCCTTGTCGGTACATCAATAATTATTCAGAACATAGGAAAAGACGAGGTTATATTAACTGAGTCAGCAACCGAACCAACATCCGGATACGGTCATAATAAACTGCCTAGTAGACAGTTTTTCACTAATGGCACTGGCAATATTGGCGCTTGGGCTTATACTTCTAGAGGCTCTAAACTTCAAGTGGAGGCCGCATAAAATGAGCGGCTTCAGACCATACGATCCTGCTAATGGCGACTCTATTTACCCGCCAAGCCAAACTGGAACTAATAGCAGTGGCACAGGAATAGTTGTTTATTCAAGCAATACAACTGATTCGGTCGCCAGCGCTGACATAGATACCTTTGTTTCAGCCAAGCACAGTAGTAACGGCTTTTTTCCTAACCCAATTTATGACGTAGGGGTTATATCTCTTGATAACTCAGAGATGAAATTTACTAACATATCGCCAAATAATTACAGTATGTCATTAAGCTTTTCAGGAAGTTTAATTTCTGACAGCACAAGCAATACAGCGATTTTATCCGCAAGGCTTAATTCTACTGGCGGCGTTGGAACTGGAACGCAACAAAGGTATTCCGCTGGCCCTACTGGTGGATCGACCAACGTTAGATCAGGTTTTCTTGTCATAGGTGCTTTTACTCTTGCACCGTCCGAATCTGTATGGCTAGAGGTTTCTAAATCAGTGGCAGGGACATTAATTGCTGAAAACTCATTAGCTATTATAAAACCAATATATTAAGGGGTTAACATGAGCGGATTTAAACCATACGATCCAAACTCAAGCGTTGGTGGCGACGGAATACCAGAAGCACCGCAAGACGGGCAACCATATTCAAGACAAGATGCTGGATGGGTAGTTTCTCCCGGTGGCGGCTCTCTCAGTTTCAACTTTGAGCGAGTAACAACACAAAGAACGCTGACAAACACTGATCCCAGTGGAAAGGAATATTTCTTAGAGGATGCCGCCGGCCCTGTACCCTTGATCCTTCCAGACCCTGCAACACTTTCTGACGGCTGGTTTATCAACGTGGACAGCCTTAGCTTTTCTGGGAATATATTTACAATAGAAGATCATCTTGGCGCGACATTTCAACAAGTAGAATCAACAGCAAGATACCGTATATTTAAAGACGGGTCAGGACTTGCGATTGAAACGCTTTATGTGCCTATTATTAATCTTGTGTTAGACGAAGTAACTTATGGCGACTTTAACGCTACAGCTTGGGGTGATCTGCAAGATGGCTTTTATGTGATGTTTGCGCTAGGTAGTGAAATTTTTAACCAGCCCGCAGAAATAACATTAAACCCTGCTAGTAATTATTTTATTCAGATTGAAATAAGAAATACCACTGTATACGATAATATCCCGCCCGAATTAAATTTCTATTCAGAAAGTGTTGCTATGTCAACAGATTCAGACTGGACAAATAATAATAGGTCTTTTGCGCGTTCTGGTTCAGGGTTTAGTATTGCTGTAACAACTGGTTGGGTTGTTAATGCAACACTAGGAGATACCGCTGTATTCGCTGCGCAATCAGGAATGCCCGTTTATCAATGGAAAACAGACGTTACAGCAACAGACCCGCTACAAGGTTTTATTAAAGGTAATAACGCAGACCTTTCTTTGATTACTGAGCTTTACGTTAACGACTTGCTAGATACTGGTGCAGACTTAGGTTTTGCGACTAATAAATTTTACACTGGCGATGTTATTTTTATTAGCGAATTCTCTAGCTCGTCTAACTATATGACCTTAGAGGTTACAGGTTCCGCTGTAGATAACACAGGATGGCACACTATACCAGTGACAGTCCAGCAAACAAACGGCGCGTTAATTAACATTGACAAGGTTTCATTAACAACCTTGTCAACATCAACCAGAGCGCCAGCTTTAAACATAGAGCGTATTTTAGATGGTAGGTCATTAGCAACAAACCAACAACCAACTGGAACAGGTGAAGCTAATCAAATTCAAGTAGAATACGGCCCAGCGGTAAATACAATTTCAGATCCAGTTAATTTACTGGCTGATGGCTCATTAGTCTTTAACGAATCAGGATTGTATAGGTTAAAAGTAAGCCTGTCTTACGGTCGAACTGGTGGCGGCGGCGTATCAGAATTAAGGTTTAGAGCATTAATTAATGGAGTTCAGGCGGGACAGACAATAGGCACTGAAATTGATAATGATAACGTTCTGATTCCTTTTAGTGACGAGACATGGCTAAACATACCTGCTCCTGGTGTAGTTATAACGTATGAAATAATGAGGGACAGTAGCGGAAGTAATTCCGGCGGTATATTTCAGCCAGTAATTTCATCTGCCACAGCTCCAAGTTGGAATATCGCGTCCTGCGCTGCAATAAGAGTTGAGAGATTTAGATAATGTTCTTCTAGATTTAATGATAATTTTATCCGTCGTTTTTATATATAGTTTTGCGTGTTATAATCTAATGTAAAAACATGGGATATAATAATGCCTGAAATAAAACTGCCATTAATAAAAGGCGATAGAGCGTCTGATTTCGACTATCGCTCTAACCTCCCCGTTAACTTAACAGCTGTAATCAGAAATATAAGAGGCGATCAAGGCTATCTACTTAGTCATGATGGACTAACTGAGTTCGCATCAACTAGCGGTGTTGCTAGAGGTGGTACTTTCAATGAAAATTTTGAAGAGCATTACAGGGTTTCTGGAAACTTCCTAGAATCAATAGCTCCAGACGGAACGGTTACTAATTTAGGTGTTTTACCTGGTGATAGTGTGTGCTCTTTGGCTAACTCGTTTAACACGCAGGCAATACTATCTGACGGAAGGCTTTTTTACTGGGATGGAAATGCTTTAAATCAAGTTCTAGATCCAGACTTGGGTGTGCCTATAGACATAACATGGTTTAAAGGAATTTACGTAATGACTGATGGAGAGTTTTTATTTCATACCGACATAGACAACGAGTCATCAATAAGCCCTCTAAAATACTCATCAAGTGAATTCTCCAGTGATAAAATCCTTGCAGTCGCAAGGGATGACCACAACAAAATAATCGCATTTAACAGGTATTCAACTGAGTATTTTTACTTCGACCCAAATGTACCATCAGGCACAAGTGTATTGAGAAATATTGACGGTGCAGCAAACAAAATAGGTATAGTCGGTACGCATTGCCAAACTCTTTTAGATGGTTCATTCTTTTTGTTAGGCGGAAGAAAGGAAGAGTCTCCAAGCATTCATATACTAAATAGCGGACAAGTAACAACAGTGGCAACAAGAGAGATAGATCAAATACTGTCAAATTACACTGAATCAGAGTTGGCCAATGCTTATTTAGAGTCTAGGGTTGCTGACAGAGATAAATTCCTAATAGTTCACCTAGAAAAAGAAACTCTTTTATATAATCACACTATCGCCCAAAAATACGGGTTGGATGCTGCGTGGTCATACGTAAAAACTGAAGTGGAGTGCGATGAACCGTGGCGAGCTAAGTTCGGGGTTTTTGACCCAAGAATTAGCAAGTGGGTATATGGAGACATAAAAGAAAATAAACTAGGTTATCTAGACGATAATTCGGCAGCGCAATACGAAAATGATGTTGAATGTATATGCTACTCTCCAATAGTTAGCGGTTTAGAAACGTACTCTATCAATCAATTCGAGATAGATACTATAGCAGGGTACGCGACAAGCAATTTCACATCAGCCTTTAGTTTGTCTTATGATGGTGTAACTTACGGAACAGAGTATTGGAATTTAATATCATGCTCTCAAGGTTACAACAAAAGATACATAGCTAGACGGTGCGGTTATGTTAGAGACGATATGAATTTTAAGTTTAGGTTTGTATCAAAAGATAAAATGGCATTTAGCGGACTAAAGGTTGATTACTCATGACGCAACAAGTACTAAGGGGGTGGGATGATATAGCAAAATCCCTGCCCACAGCAACAGACAGATTTGTAAAAGATTACTCAGCAATGAAAGATGATGTTGAATCGTTGCAGTTGTCAATTAACAATCTTATGGAGACAATAGATAGCTATAAACCACTTTTTGGTGCGCAGACTCCAGAAGGGAATGTTGTATCTAATAACTCTCAGGTTTACTTTGATACTACAAACTCACCGACAAGTGTTGCTATGTATTTTAACGAAAATGTAGGTTCAGACACTGGCTGGGTTAGTGTGGTATAATGTTTTATATTTATAACGGTGACGATATGGGAATCCCAAAGAATGACAAGCATATTGTTTACCGTTGGGATTTTCCAGATTGCAAAGTTTTGTTTTCAGTGTGCAAAAGAGGTGAGGCGGCAAGTTGCCACATAGCGAGTGATAAACGAGGCTTAAGGTTATTAAAGGTAGCTTGTAATGAATTTTTTGATTTTATTATGAATGAATTTAAATGGTGTAAGCGTGTCATGGTGGCAATAAAAAAACCAAGCGTTTGCAGGTTGGTTGAAAAGATTGGTTTTGAGTTGTTAGGTTATGCTGATGGCTCAAGTGTTTATATGAGGGCTAAATAATGGGCAGCACGTTAGGCAAGGTTACTGACTGGACAGGCATAACCAATATAGAAGGCAAAAAAAGGGCCGGTCAAGTTGGTAGAGAAGCGGCAGAGCTACAGGCGGATTATCAACAACAAGGTCTGGATTACATAAAAGCCCTAGATGAATTGCCTCAACAATTACGACAAGGTGCAATGTCTCAGCTTGGCGGTTTTTACGGCATAGGTGACGACCCTAGCGCTTCTTTAGCTTCATTTCAATCATCACCTATTTACCAAGCAATGCTGAATGCTCGTGGTGCTGGTGAAGAATCAATATTAAGAAATCAGGCTGCGACTGGCGGATTAAGAACTGGTACAACCCAGCAAAACCTAGCTGCATTTAATCAAAGGGCAGAAGATCAAGCGCTAATGAATTACATGGGCGGGTTAACTGGTCTGGCGAACACACAAACTTACGCGCCAGCTATAGCACAAATGACATCAGGAATAGGTCAGACACTTGGGCAAGGCATGGTTGCCGAGCAGCAAGGGTTGCTTGCAGGCCGAGAGGATTTGAGAAACTTTGCACAAAACGAGAGACAGTACGGTCACGAAGTCGGGATGTCTTTCCTTGGTGGCTCTGGTGGCGGTTCTGGTGGAATGTTTTCAGATGAGTCATTAAAAGACAATATTAAAAAGATAAGTAAAGAAAACGGCTTTAATGTTTATAGCTGGTCATGGAATGATATAGCGCAAGAATTAGGGCTTTACGGTGATGCTTTCGGAGTTTTAGCGCACGAAGTCGAAAAAATAAAACCTGAAGCTGTATCACTAAACAACGGCTTTAAATTTGTTAATTACGATATGATAGGTGTACAACATGGCTAACCCTTTTGCAGCACAAGGCTTATTACAACCGCAAGCATGGAGGGGAAGAAGTGCGTCTCCTGGTGGTTTTGGAATGGCTATAGCGAATAGAAACGCGGCGCAAGCAAGACAGGCAGAAATGCAATCAGAATTCCAAGACGTTTTGGCATCTAACGACCCTAAACGTGTAGCTGAGTTTTCTTTTAAATATCCAGAGGCAGCAAAGCAAGCTCAGCAGTCTTTCGGAATAGCAAATCAGCAGACAAGAGGGTTATCTAGCGCTGGTTATGGCAAGGCTTTACAGTCTGGAGATCCAGCACAAGCATCTGAAATTTTAACCATGTACGCTAATGAGGTCGAAGCAGCAGGCGGAAATCCTGTCAATATGCGCCAAGATGCTGCGGGATTGATTTCTGGCGATTTGGATATGAATAAACTGGAAATGGGCGTGGCAATTACAGAGCCTGAGCTATGGGATAGATTCAACAAGGTGAGAGAAGCTCAGCAATCAGGCAGGCCAGAAGCAATGACAGAATACCAAGCGGCAATGGTGGCAGGAAATGAAGCAAATAGAGAATTAAGAAGGCTAGAAATAAAAGAGAAAAATATCGACAGACAAATAAAGCGTGAGACTAACGAGCTAAAAAGACAAGAGCTTCAAAGGGAGCTTGATGAGTCTTTAGCCAAGAAAGAGCAAGTAAAACTAGAAGATTACACTCGCATAGATAACGCCATAACTGACGCTGAAAACAAAAAAGACACCATAAAAGAACTGTTAGGCAATAAGGGCTATATCGACTCTCTAACAGGTTATCAAGGCAGGCTACCAAGCACTACCGACGAAGGTATTGAGGCTGAGGCTATACTTGATAACATAAAAAACTCAATGACCATTGAGAACTTGAGTGTAATGAGTGGCCCATTAACTGATAAAGATATACAGGTAATAGCTAGCGCATCAAGCAGGCTAAATGCAGGTATGGGCGAAAAAGCATTTAAAAAAGAACTAGAGAGAATAAGTGGCGCCTATGATAGAGTTATTGATAATTACAAAAAAGAAATAACTAGAAAAGGGTATGAAAAAAACATTTCAGATAAAAAAACAAATGATAACGCAGATGTAAACGCACAGGCGTTAGAGTGGGCTAGGGCAAATCCTAACGACCCAAGGTCAAGACAAATACTTTCAAGGTTAGGAGTTAATTAATATGGCTAAAGAATTCGATCCTGATGCTTTTCTTTCATCTAGCAGTAATTTCGATCCTAATGCTTTCCTTGGAAATACCACAGAAGCGGCAGAGCAAGCAATGAATCCAGATGTGCCAGACGGTGGGCAGGTGTCATACGCAAAACCAAAAGAAAGAGCACTAGGCGAACAGTTAGAAGGTGCTGGAGAGGCGGCGCTTACTGCTATCACTGGAGCAACTGGTGGTGCTCTCGGTTTTGGTGCTGGTACAATTTCTGGAATACTTGGCGAATTAACAGGAAGATTAAAGCCAGGAGAAGGTCTTGAGGAGGCGAAAGCTCTAGCATCAAAACTCACCTACATACCAGAGAGCGAAGCAGGCAAAGAATACGTCAGAGATATTGGCGAAGCTCTAGGCACTCTCCCTCCGGTACTTGGTACAGCCCCGACAGTCGGAATTAACGCTTTAAAGGGTGGGGCAAAGCCATTTGCTAGTATAAAAAGCCCGTTATCAATGAAAATTGCAGATGATTCGATGGGCGGGATACAGAAAAGTTTCGCAAAAAAATCTTCAGGTGATCGCTTTACACCTAGAGTAAAAGGACTGGTAAACAGGGCTGTAAAACAAGGATTTGACGAAGGAATGACAAACGTTTTAGCAAACTCAAGCCCAACCGACAAGAGACGCATGTTAAAAATGGTTTCAGAGGTTGAGAAAGGAAAAGAAAATGAACTTTACAGAGTGAAAAATAGACCAGCCGATATTGCTGGCGACTCATTATTAAGAAAAGTCTCTTTTGTTAAATCAAACAACAAGCAAGCAGGCCAGCAACTAAATAGAGAGGCGGCAAAGCTAAAAGGTAAAAGCGTAGACGTATCGGAACCAGTGAATAAATTTTATTCTGACGCTCAAGACTTAGGGGTTACTTTCGATGAAAATATGACGCCAGACTTTACAGGCTCACAAATAGAAACTGTTGCCCCAGCAAGAAAACTGATAAAAGACATATCATTGAGAATAAAAAGGAATCAAGAGCCTGATGCTCTAGAGGCACATAACTTCAAGAAGTTCATAGATGAAAATGTCAACTTTGGAAAGAAGGCTCAAGGTTTAGGCGGAAAGACAGAGCTAGTCGCTAAGAACTTAAGAAAAGGCGTAAACGATGAATTAAGTTCTAAATTCTCAGGATACAAAGAGGCTAACGCTAGATTTTCAGACACTGTTCAAGCGCTTGATTCTCTGCAGGATGCCGCTGGACGAAAGATAGATTTCTTTGGGCCTAACGCTGAAAAGGCGACGGGGACCGTACTTCGCGGGTTGATGAATAACACCAAAGGAAGAGCTAACCTAATGAATGCTATTGATAATATCGAGTCAACGGCTAGCAAGTACGGAGGATCTTTTGATGATGACATATTAACACAAATGTTATTCGCTGATGAACTAGACGCTGTTTTTGGTGGAGGTGCTAGAACATCATTAAGGGGTGAAGTAGGGAAAGCCGGCATAGATACTGCTGTCGATGTATCTCAAATGTCTATACCGGGCGCTGTGGCTTTAGGGGTAAAAGAGAGTGCAAGAAGATTAAGAGGCGTTAACGAGAAAAACCAATTAAAGGCAATAAAAAATTTACTAAAAGCGAAGTAACTACTTAAATCCAGCTATAAGGCCAGTTATTACAGCGACGGCAATACAAAATATTATGTAATAAAAAATAAAAGTAATCATATAAGTTCCAAAAATGTTAAAATAAAATTAAAGCGTAGCACAGGACAACCCAAAATGGCAACAATCGTAAACAACGGGCTAACATCGCCCGAATCTGTATTAAGGATTAATAATCCGTTGATGTATATACCTGACCCAACAAAAAGCGACGCTCTAGCCTTAGCAAGCCTTTATTTTGGCGAGGTAGACAGGGACCCTCAATTAGCTGAAAATCAAAAGAGAGTTTACGCAATACAGGAAAACGGTTCTCTTGTGCCGTTGCAGCAACCAGTTAAAACCACCGCTGGCGGAATACCTGAATACAATGGCTCGCCTGTTTCTTTGGCTATTGATGGCTCTTATTCGTTCAAAGTATTAGACAGCAACGACGCGCAAGTTTATTACTTTCCGACAATAAACAACAACTCTTTGGTTGATTCTGGTTTAGAGTCGGTTATTGAGGATGTAATAACAACAACACTGAATCAGACCGAGGTTATTTTCCCTAATGTTGACGTAACAAATTCAGTTATAGATATATCTGGCTCCGGTGTTGATAATGGTGGGTTATTTAGGGACGTTGATTATGTCGTAACTGACGGTAGTGCTGGAAAAATAACGCTAACTAGCGCTTATCCTGCTGGGACACTTATAAGAGCTAGACAGAACGCAACGACCGCACAATCATTAACAGATACAGCAAGCGTTGTGTTTTCTTCACCTACGGTGCAGGCTGCAAAAACAGTTAATTATAACGAGGGTGACACAGTGATCATTCTCGGTGACGCTCTAACTACTGACGGGCTTGGATCTACATTTGAAGTTGTGTCAACAGGATCTCCTGATGGTGTAAATATTATCACGATGGATAACGGATTATTTTTAAGAAGGGTGTCAAGTAAAGACAAGGTACAGACATTTACAGAAGCGATCGCAAGTCCAGTTGTATTGTCCGGAGTTTTAACGTTAAATATGGATGCGGGAACCGTTTTTAATGTTAATTTATCTGAAAATGTTAGCTCTATAGTTTTTGGCAACGTAAATACGCAAGGTGTGACAACTATAACCGTAAAATTCACGCAAACAGTAGACATTAACAGTGTTGACTTTGCCGGCATAAAATTCGCGTCAGGAACTGCGCCGACAATAACTGCTACAGATGGAGCCGAGGATATTATAGTGTTTTCCACTTACGATGGATTGACTTGGTATGGGTTCGTTGCTGGTCAGGACTTCTCATAATGAAGGGTGCAGCTAAATCATTAACATCGATAAAGGTGTCTTTACCCCCACAAGAGTTCAGCGTCTTTATTACGCCATCATTTTTGAATATTAGAGGAAGTAACGGTTCTTTAACTTCGCCAACAATTAGTGGCTCTGTTATATCTGGTGTTGAGCCTTTTATTTATGAATGGTCAACAGATAACCCTATATTTGAAATACTATCTCAGGGCGAGCCAAGCACTAGGATTAGATGCTCTGGATTTAACGCGGAGATACCTGGAATTTTAACTTTAAAAGTTACTGATAACGACGCTAACGAAGTGAACGACGTGGCTAGAATTATTTTTGGTTTTGGGGCTATATAAAAATGTTTAGATATAACAACACGGTGATTTTACAGTTTGACTCTGAATTAACCGGGAACAGCGGTGCAGAGAGGCTGGTAACGGTTAGGCACACAGCAACACAGATAAAAGCCACGCTATACGAAGATTTAGCTGGAACCATTGAAATTGACAATCCAGTGACATCGGATAATTTAGGGAATTACACCTTTGTTGTTGATAGTGGTCTGTATGACGTTATAGTTAATGAGGGGCTTATTGGTGAATACACAATCAAGGAGATTTTAATACCCTCTAACACTATATCATTAATAAACGAGCCAAAAACATTAACATCAGGTCAGGTTGATTTGGAGTTTTTAGTGGTAAGCTCTAACGCTACTTTTTATGTGTGCGGACAAAACGCTGATGACGGTAGAATGTGCGCTCCTGGTGATTACGAGATAATCAGCCCAACAGAAATAAGGCTGGCAAACTCATTTCCAGAGGGTACGATAATATACGGGGTTCAAAATGATTTGGAAGGCGTTGTAACTGCAGGTGTTATAACTTGGAATTCTAGAGACGGTAATGTTCTCCCAGCTGACGCTGACTATGAAGCATCACAAGTTACATTCTCCAGCTCTGAAGGGTTATCATCTAATAGGGTTGGTGCAGCGATTGATGAGGTTAAGAGTATAACTGATGATAACGCTAGTAGCATATCAAATAACGCTGATAACATATTAGATAACACGGAAGAAATCGCCATTGCAAAACTCAATGATGCTATTTACAACAAGCAAACAGGGACGGCTTATACTTTAATTCCGAGCGACAGAGGCAAAACAGTGTCTATGAATAACGCGGCGGCAAATGTTATAACTATCGACACAAACGCTAACCAAGCTATTCTAGTTGATGCTGTGATATTGCTACGTCAATTAGGTGCAGGTGCGACAACAATAACAGCAGTAGCAGGCGTCTCCCTGAATGGTGTTGACGGTGGCTCTGTGACGTTAGACGGGGCTTATGATACTGCTTCGATAGACCAGCAAGATGTTGACGATTGGGTTTATGTTGGCTCTGGCGAGGTGGCTTAAATGAGTTTTCTTATAAGAAGATGTGCTGCAATGTCATCTGACGAATACATCATGAACTGGATTTCACCAAAACCAGCATCATCAACTCAGGGTATACTTATTGACAGTATACTATGGCCGAGTAGTGGAGATATAGGTGCTATTATTGAATTCGATATGAAGCTAAATCAGTCTAGCCACACTGAGAATATATCTATAATATCAGACGCCCTAACTAATGAGGGTATATACGTCTTTACTCATGATTTACCGATAAATGATGGGCCACTTTCTGTTAACATATTAAACAACGGAACGACTAATAACGGAACAATAAATGGCACAGAAAATACCGACTACGAATGGCAAGTGAGCGAGGAATGAAATGAATTATTTTTTAAATGCTTCAGCATTAAAACAGGCTGTATTAACTAGTGGTCAAGTGGTTAATACGAGAGGTTATTATTCTGCAAATGACGGTGGGCAGTCTAGTTATGAGATAATGACACCTGCAGAGTATGGCGGCGCTCCAGATGAGTTGTCTGATTTTACATTATCTAACGGAAATATAGCGTCACTAAGAAGAGGTGATGGTGGATTTAATGTTAGGCAGTTTGGTGCTGTCGGGGATGGTGTGGCAGATGACACACAATCTATTCAGGCATGGGCAAATAGAGGCGGAAACCTTTACGGACACAGAGGTCTTTACAGAACCACAGGCGGAGTACTGTTTAGTCCTATAACTTCCATCAACGGGGAATCTGCTGGGGCTGGCACTGGTGGCTCTCACGTACCAACTTTACTAGAAGAGGCGCAAGAAGGGGCTTTTATAATCGCGCCTGATGAGATTAACTGGAATGGTGACGAATATGTTTTTAGATTTGAAAATTTAAAGGCGGATTTGAAAGCTGCGCCATCAATAAGTATTAGCAACATCAAGATACAAGCGAACAGGGACGGAGCTGTACCAGCTCATTTGTTAGAAGTAATAAACGCATACGACGCTTTATCAATTAGAAATGTAAACCTTAATTTTGCCCACAAGAATTACAATGCGCTAAGGCTTGTGGAGATTGACGGTACGACATTCCCCACATTGAGCCAGACCGGAATAATAGAAAATGTTGTTGCTATTGGTGATGATGTGCCTGACGCATCAACAACACCTGTAATATACATGCGACGCCAACAAGAAATGCAAATGATAGGTGTAAAGTCATTTGGTATAGCTACATCGTTGGTAGCTACATGTGAGAGAGTGCCGATTTCTTTAGATAATTGTCGAGGGATTTCGGGTCTTGGTTGTAGCTCAGCATCAACTAATGCGATAGGGCTTGATATTTACTGTACCGACGTTTCTGTTGACGGCATTGTGTTTGCTGGTCACACATTTGAACTATGCAACGGTGGCGCATGGCTTATAGATGGGTTCAGCCGTAACACTGGAGCTAATACAGTTTCAAACATTGAAATATCATCGCCTAGGTACCAGTTTCCGCAATCTGTAGCTGGGTTTATAAGAGGGTCTGAGCAGTGCCGCGTATACGTAGGTACAAAGCAGGTAACAACGTCAGACGGTGCCACTAACAACCTGATTACTGGGTATGATGTAAATAATTATACCGACACTGTAGGGGGGGTCGCTGGTAATTCTAATGTGTATTTAGCACTCCCTGATGCAGCAGGACAAGTTTATAGAGTGAACAGAAATATGGGTGTGCAGAGGGATAGCGGATCATTTGTGTTCAACTCTGTCGGCGCGGTAAATGAGTACATATTAAAATATAGTGCGAGCGATACATCTGACAACGGCTTTCAGATGACAAACAGTCAAACAGGGGCGTATTTATTGCTAGAACCGAGCGGCAGATATGTTATGCAGCCATCAACTACTGGTGAAGGACCTCAGATAAGGTTTAACAGCCCTAGCGGTGCAAAATCTTATTCTCTGGCTTATTCTGTAACTAGTGGTGATGCTGATAGTGGCTTCTTTATCAAAAATAACGATACAAATGCCTCTACAACATTTGAGCCTAATGGTGATCTAAACTTAAGGCCTGATAGCGGCTCATCTGGTTTGGTACTAAGAAGCGCTGACGGGACAGCATACAGGCTAACTATTGCCAATGGCGGAGGCTCGGTGGACATAACCCCAATATAGGTGAAATATGAAATTTATATTATTTTTAGCTTTTTTTACTTTTAATCCATGCTCCTTGGAGTATGGGGTAGAATACTCAAAGCACAGAACGCAAATGAAATGGAAGGGCGTATCATTAACGCAGGGAACTACAGATGATTGGTGGTTAGATGACGCACATAGTACGGTGGGTTAATTATGAGTTTTTTATTGAGAAGGGCTTTATATAAAAAGCATGGTAGTGTAGTAAGCGACACCTTGCTTGGCATAATTACAAGTCTTGGATATGATGCAAACCTTGAGATAGTTATTGATTTAGACGATATTAACTCTTATAACCCAAGTAACCCTAGCGCTTTAAATAATGTAGCGCCTAATAACCTAGATGTATCAGGATTTACCATATCAAGCGGATGGACTTTTACAGATAATGGAGGTGGAAATACATTACAATCTAGTGACACAAGCACTAATAGAAGGATAGTATGTAATGACAACCCAAGTTGGCTTAGATTTATAGGTCAGAACGCTAACACAATAATGCATATAGTTAAGCCAGCGGCAACTATTCCATCACAGTTATACTTTTTAAATACAAACTGGGCTAACTCAGCTAGTGAAGATGGTTTTGCTGTATGGGCGCGAGCGGCTGGCAATGTTGCTTATGGTGGTTATGAGCAAGGC